AAGGGAACAATTTCTGCCGAAGAAGCATCGATGGTTCATGCATCTGTCTGGGATCTTATTCCTTATGTAATGTTTGAGACAGGGTACTGTGCCACTCCATATTCAAAAAGATTTTCTACACTCGAGGCAATTGTTAATAAACAATCTTCAAAAGATAAAAAAATATGGATTGTATCATCTTCTATCGTAGAAACAATAGAACAAGCACAAGAGATTTTTCAAGAATATCTTTCGCTTGGTCACGAGGGTATTATTCTCAAAGATGGTAGTGGTGTTTGGGAAGATAAACGTAGCAAGACACAGATTAAATTCAAAGGTGAGTTAGAATGTGATCTAAAGATTGTTGCAGTCGAAGAAGGTAAAGGAAAGGCAGTTGGAATGTTGGGTGCAATTATTTGCGAGTCTGCAGATGGAGTTGTAAAAGTAAATGTAGGATCTGGATTTACAGATGCGCACAGAAAGCAATATTGGAAAGAAAATTTAATTGACAAAATTGTCGCAGTCAAGTATAATAGTCGTATTAAAAACAAATTGGGAGAAGAATCTTTGTTTCTTCCAGTGTTCATTGAACTGCGTGATGACAAAGATGTTGCAGATGATTCAAAGGATATAAAATGAAAGTAGCAATTAATAGATGTTTTGGTGGATTTGGTATTTCGAATATCGCATTTGAGAAGTTACTTGAACGCAAGGGTATTGCATTCGATAAAGTACCTGCCAAGTATCCAATTCCTGGAAACGATTTTGACTATTACAAAGCAGGTGGTGAGCAATCTGATGCGACATACCTAACTGAGTATGATTTTTATGAACAACGCAATGATCCAGATTTGATTGCTGTAATTGAAGAGTTAGGTAAAGGTTCATGGGGTTGGGCATCGGAACTAGCAATCGTGGAGATTCCTGACGATGTCAAGTGGCATATCCATGAGTATGATGGAATGGAACACGTAGCTGAAGACCACAGAACTTGGTATGGAGATTGATTATGAAACGTGAACTTGATGAGGCATTATGTGCAAAGTATCCGCTGATCTTTCGAGATCGTCATGCCAATATGCAAGTCACCGCAATGTGCTGGGGATTTGAAATTGGTGATGGGTGGTATAACATCATCGATACTCTCTGTGCACATTTGACCAGTGAATATCGTCAAGCACAAAGTCGTTATGATGATATCAAAGATAAACTTGGACAACCTAACTGGAGAAAAGATATCGTCACTCAGGAGATGATTGATAACGCCAAAGCAAAGATGGATGAAGAAGCAAGTAAGGTTCCAGTCGCTGTTCAAGTGAAAGAGAAGTTCGGTGGACTACGATTCTATGTTCATGCTGCAACTGATAAACACTACAACTACATTAATTTTGCTGAGAGTATGAGTTATCGTACTTGTGAACAGTGTGGTGCTCCAGGAAAAACATATACTGATGGTTGGCATACTACTCTGTGTGACATTCATGCAGAAATGGCTGGTCGTGAAGAAGAATATGAGTATGAGGAGAATGAATAATGTTTTATAGTAAAGACTCTATTGAGAATCAGTTCTCTTTGCTTGAGAATAAACTAGAAGACTTATTCATCTTCGAACCGATGCCAAGTTATAAAACTGGCGAGAGATGGACTGATGAATTTCGTATTCGTGATGGTCATACTAAACTTGCTGATGGTAAATGGGTGACCATTCATAAAGCAACTACATACTTCCAAGCACTAAAGAAAAGCACTACAGAATTATATGAACAACATCAAGAAACTATTAGACAATTGTCTATGGTGAGACAACAGAAGCGTGAGATGGAATTTGGTCTGCGTCATGCGCAGAAATCTTTGAATAAAGCACTAGCAATGAAAGGCGATAGCGATGAGTAAGTATGTATTAGTTGAGACACTGTCACAATATCGTATGCGTTATGTGATTGAAGTACCTGATGACCATAATGACAGAGAGTTTCCTTGCACTGATATTCAGTGGGCAGAGGATACTGTCACAATGGAAGAGATGAAAGAGTTTTCACAGAAGTGGTTGGGTGAAACAATTATTGGATCTAGACAGGTTGATAAACCAGAAATTCTTTGCCTATGTGCTGAGGATAATGATTATCTTGAATCGTGGACTGATGAAGAAAAGATTGATCGACTCACAACACCGATTGGTTATAAGGCAGACAAATAATAATGTTTATGTTTGACATTGAGACGCTGGGAGTAGAATCAACCTGTGTGATTCTCTCTGCAGCGTTGATTCATTTCGATCCAGAAAAACGTCCAACATATCAAGACTTACTTGACAATTCTTGTTTCGTAAAATTTGATGTAAAGGAACAATTGCAACTTGGAAGAACATCATCTAAGGGTACACTTGACTGGTGGAAAGCACAGCATGAATATGTTCGTAAGGTTTCTCTGGATCCGTCTCGTGAAGACATGACTGTAGAAAATGGATTGAATGCATTTTATAACTACATGAGTAAGTTTGCAAATGCTGATAAACAAACAATGTGGGCACGAGGTTCACTTGATCAGATGGCAATTGATTCATTGGCAGTTAGAGTTGGCTTGCAAGAAATTACAGGGTATAATATGTGGAGAGATGTAAGAACTGCAGTTGACATTCTCTATGGAACTACGAATGGCTATGTAGAAGTAGATCATCCACTTTTCAAACGACATGAAGTAATCAAACACCATCCTGTCCACGACTGCGCACTTGATGCAATGCAACTCATGTATGGAAAAATAACTTAATGGAATTTTATACTAATGTAGCACCATATGGCGATAAAATGTTCGTCATTGGATACGATAAAGGTAGACGATATATGCGTAAGGTAGATTTCTACCCTACGCTTTTTGTCACTTCTAAGTCTAAGTCTAACTGGCATACGTTAGAAGGTACGTATGTTGACGAGATGAAACCAGGAAGCATTAAAGAGACACGTGAATTTATTAAGAAGTATGAAGATGTTTCTGGGTTTGCCATCTACGGTAATACGAATTACGCATACCAATACATTAGTGATACATATGATAGTGATGTTAACTGGGATATGGAACAGATTCGTGTATTTTCTCTTGACATTGAGACATCAACTGAACATGGATTTCCAGATATTCGTAGTGCCAATGAAGAAGTCCTTCTGATTACGATTAAAGATACTCAAACTAAAAAGATTGTCACATGGGGCACTCGTGAATATGAGAATCAAAGAGAAGATGTAACATATGTTTACTGTCGTGACGAACAACAATTGCTTAAAGAGTTTATAATCTGGTGGCAACAAAACTATCCAGATGTTATTACTGGTTGGAACACAGATTTCTTTGACGTGCCATATCTTATCAAACGAATCTCCAGGGAACTTGGTGAAACATTTGCCAAAAAATTAAGTCCATGGGGATTGATTAATGAACGCAATACATTTATCAAAGGTAGTGAAGAACTGCATTATGATATCTCTGGTATTAGTCAACTAGATTATCTAGAACTCTATAAGAAATATACATATACAAAACAGGAATCTTATCGACTAGACTACATCGCACAAGAAGAACTCGGTGACAAAAAGAAAGAGAATCCTGGAACTGACTTCCGTGATTTTTATACCAACTATTGGAAAGAATTCGTTGACTATAATATTCACGATGTTGAACTTGTAGAAAAACTCGAGGATAAGATGCGGTTATTAGAACTACATCTTACTATGGCTTACAATGCCAAGATTAATTTTGAAGATGTTTATTCTCAGGTTCGTATGTGGGATACAATCATCTACAATCACCTGCGTAAAAAGAATATTGTTATACCTTTGAAGTCTGCGGGTGTAGGAAAAGATACGCAATTCGAAGGTGCATATGTTAAAGATCCTCTTATTGGGATGCACAAATGGGTTGCCTCATTTGACTTAAACAGTTTGTATCCACATCTGATTATGCAGTACAACATCAGCCCAGAAACTCTGACGAGCGAAAAACTATCAGTAACAGTAGACAAATTACTCAATCAAGAAATTGATACTACATATCTTAAACAACGAGATCTTTCTTTGACTGCTAATGGATGGACATATACAAAAGAGTACAAGGGATTCATGCCAGAGTTAATGGAAAAGATGTATGTCGATCGAAGTAAATTTAAGAAGCAAATGCTAAAAGTAGAGCAAGAATATCAAAATGATAAAAACAAGAAACATCTATTGAAAGAAATTTCTCGATTAAACAACCTACAGATGGCAATGAAGATTGCGTTGAACTCTGCTTATGGTGCCATGGGCAATCAATACTTCCGTTACTTTGACATTCGTATGGCTGAAGGTATTACCACCTCTGGCCAACTATCCATTCGATGGATGGCCAATAAATTAAATGCATTTCTTAATAAGACTCTTAAAACTGAGGGTAAAGACTTTGTAATTGCTATTGATACGGATTCAATCTATCTAACTTTAGAAGAATTGATTGAAAAAGTTTGTGATGGAAAGGATACCAATTCCAAAATAAAATATATGGATCGTATCTGCGAAGAAGTTTTCCAACCATTTATTGATCAAGGTTATACAGAACTTGCTGAGTATATGAATGCCTATGGTCAAAAGATGCAGATGAAGCGAGAGGTTTTAGCAGATAAAGCGATCTGGACTGCTAAGAAACGATATGTTATCAATGTGCATAACTCTGAGGGTGTGCAGTTTGCAAAACCAAAGATTAAAGTTATGGGGTTGGAGATGGTAAAGTCATCTACCCCAGCAGTGATTCGTGATAAACTTAGAGATTCTTTACAAGTTATTCTTGCTGGTGATCAGAAAGATTTACATACATATGTAATGGAATTCAAAAAACAATTTGATAAATTACCAATTCATGACATAGCATTTCCTCGTGGAGTAAATGGTATTAAACAGTACGCTGGTTCTCCAATTTATACCAAGGGTACACCAATTCATGTACGTGGTGCGCTGCTTTATAATCATCATTGTAAACGCATGGGATTGGATAAGAAGTATCAACCTATTCGTGACGGAGATAAAATTAAGTTTGTCTATGTTCGTACACCCAATCCTCTGCAGGAAGATGTTATTGCTTTTAGTCAACATTTACCAAAAGAGTTTCAGCTGGAATCATACATAGATTATGACAAACAGTTTGAGAAGGTTTTTCTTGATGCTCTTCAAATTGTAATCGAGCCTTTAGGTTGGAAAACACAAGAAGAAAGTTCATTGGAAGATTTCTTCGGTTAATTGGAATTGTCTTGCAACTACATTTAGTGTATAATACATATTATCATAAAAGGAATAAACATGGGTATCTTAGATAAAATTAAAAAGAATTCAACTATTAAAGACTCTGCCATCTTAGCAGATTCTAAGTTCTTCACTAAAAAGGATATGGTTGCAACAACCATTCCTATTATCAATGTGGCACTTTCGGGTCGTCTTGATGGTGGTCTAACTCCTGGTCTTACAATGTGGGCTGGTCCAAGTAAACATTTTAAAACTGCATTTAGTTTACTGATGGCAAAGTCATATATGGAAAAGTATTCAGATTCTGCATTATTGTTTTATGATTCAGAGTTTGGCACGCCACAGTCATACTTCGATTCATTCGGTATTGATACCGATAGAGTTTTGCACACTCCAATTACTGATGTTGAACAATTGAAGTTTGATATCATGCAGCAGTTACAGAATTTAGATCGTGGTGAAAAGATTATGATTGTGATTGATTCTATCGGCAATCTTGCTTCTAAGAAAGAAGTAGAAGATGCAATGGAAGGCAAGTCTGTTGCTGACATGAGTCGTGCCAAACAATTAAAAAGTCTCTTTCGTATGGTGACACCACATTTGACCTTGAAAGATATTCCTATGGTTGTTGTCAATCATACATACAAAGAGATTGGTTTGTATCCGAAAGATATTGTTGGTGGTGGTACTGGTTCTTATTATTCAGCTGATAACATCTTCATCCTTGGTCGTCAGCAAGAAAAAGATGGAACTGAGCTGACAGGTTACAATTTTATTATTAACGTAGAAAAGAGTAGGTATGTTAAAGAAAAATCTAAGATACCTGTTAGCGTATCTTTTGATGGTGGCATTAGCAAGTGGAGCGGTCTATTGGATCTCGCTCTCGAAAGTGGTCATGTAATTAAACCATCAAATGGATGGTATGCAAAAGCTGGTGAGGATAAGAAGTATCGTTTAAAAGAAACTGATACAAAAGATTTTTGGATGCCTGTTCTTATGGACAAGACATTCTATGACTTTGTTAAAACCAAATATTCTATCGGTAATACCAATATGGTAAACTCCGATGAATTAGATAAGGCATTAGAGGAATTGGACTTTGAAGAATAATCTACCAATCAAAGTAATGGATTCCAAACAAGATGGACTCTACTCAATACAATTGACAGAAGGTGCGTTTGAGGGTATGATCTATACTTACGGTAAAGTTGAGTTTGTTGAAAATGAACCCAACGATACTGTAAGTCTAAAATTTGAGTATGACATTCTTGACTATGCAGGCAAGAATTTAACTGACAAAGCACCATTTGAGCAATACATCGGCAAGATTCTTGAAGAGTGTATTTATCAAGGCATTGCCAATAATGATATAACCTACACAGGCGGAACAGAAATTGATGAGAATAGAACAAAAGATTCTGAGCAATCTGATTTATGATGAACAGTATTGTCGCAAAGTTATCCCATTTATTAAAAGAGAGTATTTCACAGATAGAAAAGAATCAATTATCGCATATGAAACTGTAGAGTTTTTCAACAGATACAACAAGCCAATAACAAAAGAAATTTTATCTATCGAAGTTTCTAATCGTAAAGATTTAAGTGATAAAGAATTAAATGAAGTAACTGATTACATAGATCAATTAAGTAATGAACCAGTCAATGAAGATTGGATGTTTGAACACACAGAAAAGTTTTGTAAAGATAGGGCAGTCTACAATGCAATCCTCGCCTCAATCAAAATCATTGAAGGTAACGACAAAGTCCATACGAAAGATGCTATCCCCAGTATCCTTTCTGATGCTCTTGCCGTTTCATTTGATAATCATATTGGTCATGACTATCTGGATGACCACGATTCGAGGTATGATTTTTATCATAGGGTTGAAGAGAAAATTCCTTTCGACTTGGAAATGTTCAACAAAATCACCAAAGGTGGGCTCAGCAAGAAAACATTAAACATCGCACTTGCTGGTACTGGTGTTGGTAAATCTTTGTTTATGTGTCACGTTGGAGCATCTCATTTGGTACAGGGAAAAAACGTATTATACATAACTATGGAAATGGCAGAAGAAAGAATTGCTGAGCGTATTGATGCGAATCTTTTAAATCTAACCATGGATGAACTTAAAGTAATTGATAGAGATATCTACGAAAGTAGAATTGATAAGATTGTTAAGAAAACGCAAGGTAAACTTATCATTAAAGAATACCCAACTGCTGGTGCTCACGCTGGACACTTCCGTGCTTTATTGGAAGAATTAAAGTTAAAGAGAGAGTTCAAACCTGATGTTATCTTTATTGATTATTTAAACATCTGCGCCAGCCAAAGAATGAAACAGGGTGGAAGTATTAATTCTTATACATATATTAAGGCGATTGCAGAAGAACTAAGAGGTCTGGCAGTTGAGTATAATGTACCAATTGTATCAGCCACACAAACAACTCGTTCTGGTTTCACTAACTCCGATCCAGGTCTTGAAGATACTTCTGAATCATTCGGTTTGCCAGCCACTGCTGACTTTATGTTTGCTCTTGTGAGTAACGAAGAACTGGAAGCACTGAATCAGATTATTGTTAAGCAGTTGAAAAACAGATATAATGATCCTAGTTTTTACAAAAGATTTGTTGTTGGAATAGACAGAGCAAAAATGAAATTATATGATACTGAAGCATCCGCTCAAGTTGGACTATCAGATGCTGGACAAGACGACGAGCCTATGTTCGATAAAAGTAGTTTCGGGCGAAGACAGAAAACAGAATCATTTGAAGGGTTTAAGTTTTAGGAGAACAAGATGGTCAAAGTAATTGTAGCAAAAGAAAAACTTGATATGACTCATATGTTGGGACAGTTCCCTGATGAGTCACATTACGATTTTCTCATTGAAGAAGATTGTGATGTTTATATGCCAGAGATTCCTGGACATCCAGAGATGACATATTCTGAAGAAAGAATTATCTTAAAGTTTCGCAAGAATTATTTTTCTAAGGAACAGCAAGATCAAGCATACTTTGGTTTGCGTGAGGCAGCAACTGAAACTCAGAATAGAGGAATGGCTGCTGGTCCAAGAGCAGAAAAGTTAGGTAATCGTGAATGGGTTACAGAGTATGAGTCTGATATTTTAGATTATTTTTTGGATCCAAAAGCATCTCTGGATGGAGATCCGATTGATGTTATTAAAGCCAAACACAAAGGTAAGACTGAGAAACCATCCACAAGAAATAATGTTTGGGGAATTCAGGCAGTTAAAAAAGATAACTTTGTATTTAATGACTGGGTCGAGAAGGTTCGTAAGTTAGATCATCCTGATATGATTGCTGAGGCTAGAAGAGTAGAGAAAGCATACGTATGTGCAACTACCTATGCTAATGGTGTTATGTCTGGTATCGCTGGATGGTTTGATCGTTATCCACGAATTCCTTATGGTCGTGCCACTTCTTATACTGCTCGTGAGCCTGCAAAATTTGCTATGTCATACCCCTTCTTGCAATCTCTTGCTAAAGGTTTTAGTGATTTACTACCATGGCGTTACAATAATCAGATGGAAGCAGCAAAGAAATTAGATCCTGCATTCCTAGTTCCTAAAACTCCATTTACTACTATTACTGTTAATAAATCTTTTAGAACTGCTTGCCATTTTGATGCTGGTGATTATACTGATGGTTTATCTAATTTATTAACACTAAGTAATAATGGTAATTATAAAGGATGTTATCTTGTAGCACCAGAATATCGTGTCGCAGTTAATCCAAGACCTGGAGATCTATTGCTGATTAATAATCATGAAGTTATGCACGGTAATACTCAAATCGAATTGCTTGACGATGTAGCAGAACGAATCTCATTGGTAGTTTATTTTAGAGAGAAGATGCTTGAGTTGGGTTCTAAAGCATATGAAGATTGTCGTTTCGATTATGTCGAATCCCGCAGACTTAATAAAGAACATCCAGGACAGTTTTATGAAGATGGCTCAATGCGACATCTTTGGAATGGTGTCAGCCCTGGAATGTGGGAAGAAAAGGAATGGTATGACTATTGTGAATCGAAGGTTGGAAAAGAAGAGTTAATTAAGATGCACCCAAAGGCAGCAAATACTTCACTTGAGGAGTTTTTCGGATAATGTGTAGTGTTATTGGTGCTATTATTAAAGAACCACGTGCAGAAGATTTATTAATGTTACATCGTGTGTTCCTTGAGTCTAAGATTCGAGGGATGCATGCCACTGGAATTTCCTATGTTAAACATGGAAAGATTGTCACTGACAAGCGACCGATTCCTGCCGATGATTTTCCATTTAATTTTCCAAGTTATGTGAATGAAGATGGCAATCTTTATCTTATTGGCCACTGTCGTTATAGCACTAGCGATTTAGAATTTAATCAACCGATTGCTAATGAAAATCTTTCAGTAGTTCACAACGGAGTTATTACTCAGGAGTTACCTGAGAAATGGAAAGAACTTTATGGTTACGATTGCGAAACTAAAAACGACACTGAATTGATTTTACATACAGCAGAAGATTGTATCAGTCCTTTGCTTCGTTGGAAAGATTCTAGTCTTGCAGTTGTGGAGTTGCATATCGATAAAGTTATTAGATTCTATCGCAATGGTAAGCGCCCATTATATTTGACAAGTATATCAAATGGTTGTATAATTACTTCTACTGCTGATGTACCAAAAAGAGCAGGAGTTCCAGGATTACCGATTAATACCTTAATGAATCATTACATTACATTTGATGAACACCTTGCAATGATAATTGAAAAAGAAGTCATTGAGGATGCCGTGGATTTACAACATGAATTTTGTTAATTCAACAAGAGTCGAAGAGCTAATTAAAATTAGTCCAGCTGGTAAGAATACTAAGTTCTTATCGGCAGCACATTCATTGTGGTATCGTTTTCATAACTATGACAAATGTCCTCCAATGGCACTCGAGGATAATGGTGATGTCGTCTGTTTAATCTTTGCCACGCATAATCGTGATGGCTATGCCAATCTTTATGAGATCGTTACACTTCAGGGTAAAGAAGGAAATGGATATGCATCAAAGTGCTGGGATGCGTGGATTAAATACGCAGTGGATGAAAGAAACTCCAAGCGTCTTAAAATCTCTTGCACACCATCATCTGTGACATGGCATTATAAAAATGGACTTATCTGGTGGGCAGTAGATCCAACTGGTTCTCTGCGATCTGATCAGCCATTATTTGCTACTCGTGTAGAACAGATTGCCTATCGTGATAACGCTATTGTGAATCCACTACAAGCATTACCACCATATAAGGCACGTGAACAGTTTCGTGCAGAAGGATTGGAAAGTTATAAGTGGAGTGATAAGAAGAAAGCAAAAAGCCAAGCAGCAATTGATGCAGTAGGTAAAGCATGGTTGCGTGATGCTTTAATGGAACAACCATCGTTAGAAGAATTTTTAGTATAATGGATTATCGTTTAGCAGAAAATCGTAAAGAAGCGTTCATCCGTTGGTATGCATGGTCTTTAAAATATGATGATTGTGATCCAGCAGTTTGGTGTACTAATTATTTGCATAAAAGATACGAGCATAATGACGAGGAAAAGATCTGGCTTGCTTGGCTATATGGAAATACATATCAATTGCCAACTGCTTGGGTTCTGAAAAATGAATTCCCAGATTTTGAGTTGGCAACTGTAGATCGTATTACACAGTGGAACACTATAAATTATAAGCGACTTCGTTATCAGACTGACACCAAATGGAACAAGGGGCATCTCCCTATCATGTTTGAGTCATATCAAAATTTTATCGGAAACAGAACACAGCGAGAAAGATTGGAGAGTTATTATGGAGACAATGAGGAGGCAAACTTTGACTCTTTGTGGAAAAGCATTAAAAGTGGGTTGCATAAGTTTGGTCGTTATTCCACTTGGTTTTATCTTCAGCATCTTAAGCATACTGCTGGGATTAGGATTAATCCTACTAGCCTCATGCTTGATGATTTTGATGGCTCTCGCTCTCATCGT